CAGTCGTCATGGCAGATACAATCGACTACCACCAGATTCTTGTCGGAGCAACTGACTCAGACCCGAATAATCCTGGAAGAGATTTCGACGAGATAGTTGTTGGAAATAGGTGGTCCCACGATGATCTAAACTCACACATTCGGCAGGAAGAGCCTTATTTTAGTTGGACTACTCACTCTGCTCTTGGTGGATGCTGTTCTCTGCACCCTTTCGGAATTCCAATCTTTCCAGAAGCGTTCACGAAGGAAAAGTTACTTAGGTGGAAAAAGCGTCTAGGTTCGTATCATTTTTCTTGCCAGTTTCTCAACTATCCTATTGATCCGTCTAAAGCCAAATTTAACATGGCGGATTTTCGCTATTTTAACTTTGAGAAAGTTACTGGTGCGCTGGCGATTCCGAAAGAGTCTCCGACACTTAGCAGGTACTTTGAGACCTCGCATCCTCAGCAATATCGCATTGTCATCCGTCATCACGTAGCAGCTGGCGATGTAGAAAAAGATGTCTTCCCACGGAATCTTGATCGGTACATGACAGTAGATCCGAATCATGGTGGCTCGCACTTAGGTCAAGAAGTTGGTAAAGACGGTCGGTGCCGTCATGCTATTACGGTGACTGGTGTAGAGCGTGGTCCACGCAGAGTATACCTACTCGATCAGTGGGCAAAGGCTTGTCCTATAGATGACTTTGTCAAACAGATTTTCTTTCTTGCTGTGAAGTGGAAGCTTCGTGTTGTCTATGTTGAAGCTGTAGCAGCGCAGAAGTATTTGCTTTATCATCTGAATTACTTTGTCGAAGAGCACAAGCACTCGCATCCAGAGCTTAGTGGTATTCAATTTCTTCCACTTAAGACTCCGCAGAATGCCAATGCTAAAGCCGAACGAATCGAGAACTTCATTCCTCTTGTGGAACGGCATGAACTCTGGTTAGATGCGAATAATTGTACTGAGTTCAAGGAAGAAGTAGAACAGTACGGTCAGCGCAAGGGTCTGATTGACTTGCTTGATGTCCTATCCTACGGTCCACAAATTTGGAAGTTTGACAAAATTTCTCAGGAGCATGTTGATGAATTCATGCTTAAACAACGTGCACAGTTTGTAAAACGTATGAAGGCGGCAACAGCGTAAGGGGAACAATCTATGGACTGGGCAGCGTGGGGACCGACAATCGTGAGCATCATCACTTGCATCTTTTTTGCAGGTGTTTTGTATTCTAATCAGAGCAATCATTCTGTTCACTTAGCAGAACACGACAAGCAACTTGAAGAACATACTAAAGACATTACTGCACACGCTGTCGCGATTGCAGTGTTAAAAGCTTTTCAAGAAGGTTACGCCGCTGCAAAAGCAACTTATGACAAAGCAAGAGCACAGGAGGTAAGATGAACATTCCAGTGACTATGCAATTAGTTCTTTTGTTCTATGTTGTAAACTCTGTCGCCTCGGCTTTGGTACAGGCTTTACCTGTACCAAATGGTAGTGTGGGTTACACATTCATTTATAAGTTTCTGAGTCTGCTGACGGCGGATTTCAAGAGTTTCAGCTCCACAATGCCTATGCCAGTACCCACAATACAGAGTTCTACTGGTCAGATTGACACAGTGTCTAAGCCAATTAACACTTCAAACACAGCGAACACAGGAATTCTCTAATGCCATATCAGCCGCCTACTGAAGTAACGCCGAAGCTCATTGGAGAAGATAACTACAATGAGATCTGTGACTTTGTCAAGGACAAGATTGCACACCTTGATCGGCGCTTGCAGACTTTCAGAACTGAGAAATTGCCCGAGTATGTGCGGTTGTATAAGGCTCGCCCGAAGAACAAAGAAGCCGACTGGCCCTGGTCTGGTGCGGCTAATTTAGTGATTCCTATCATTGGCACTGCCTCGGATGAACTTCTTGCTCGCATCATGGGTGGAATCTATATGTATGATCCACTCTGGGCGGCGACAATGAGTGGAGGATTGCCGAGGAAGGATGGGGAAGAGCTAAAGCAGGTTGTTCAAAACTTCTTAATGGACATGGCCTATGCGCCAGATGAACTTGATTTGTACAGAGTAGAGCAGAGCGCATTTCACAGTGCGATCAAGTATGGCACAGGAGTTATTTACACGCCTTATGAGTATGAGACGCAAGTAGTGCGTGAGTATAAATCTGGCGGAACTTCGGCAGAGGATGGACCTGTAGTTTCAGAAGATTGCATCATCACTAAGCGTGATGGGCCTCATCCTGAGTTACTGCCACTTAACAGATTTATCTTTGATCCTTCAGTGCCAAAGCTTGAGAATATGAAGCTCTTTGGGCATATTGACCCACTTGATATGTGGGCGGTGCAGGATCTCAAAGCAAAGAGTCCTTATTACAAGCAGTCAGATATCGAGAAGTTGCTTAGTAATCCTGATGCTGTTCAAGAGACAGAGATGGAACGGGAGATCAATGAGCAGTTTTCGATTGATTCCTCTGGTGTAGATACTGGCGCAGCGCGGTGGTATGTTTACACAGTTTTCTTTACATACTATCTCAGCGGCAAGGAGTATTCTTTCCAGGCAAAGTATCACAAACGTACAGAGAAGATTCTGTGGATAGCTTTTAACAACTATCCTAAGAACATGCTTCCATATCAGGACATGAAATTAGCCTACGATGATGAGTCTTATCTTGGTACAGGTTTTGCTGAGATGATTCACATGATTCAGAAGGAATTGTCGAACAATAACAACTGGCGTACAAACAATCGTAACATGGCGATGCTAGGCGTATGGCGTGCTGATCCTGAATCTAAGCTTAGTTCTATGCTAGATGTATTTCCTGGCGTCGTGCTGCCGGGTCATAAGGATGAGATTGAGCATATTAAAGCTGGCGCTGACTTGGGTTACAGTGATGGGCCAGACCAATTTCACATGGCAATAGCTAAGGAGCGCACGGGTGTTGATCCGGCCTCTGGTGGCACAGGCGGTGGGATTGTAAATCAGAAGCGTGGCATCTACAGCGCTTCTGGTACTTCTATGGTCATGGCGCAGCAGAATAACAGGAATAATCTTCGTACTGGAGATATGCGCTCAGCACATGTAAAATTGGGCTGTAAGTTTCTTACAATGTACTCGAACTTTGGTATTGGAGAAAAGCTCAAGAAATACGGCAGCGATGCTGAGAAACTAAAGAAGGCGCTTGATCTCTACCGCGATGGTACACTAGGTCTGCGTCTTCGTCCAGCTTCAGCGTCTGCTAACAAAGAACTCGAGAAACAAAACGACATTCTTATTTCAGATAGGTTTGATCGCTACTATCAGAGCCAAGCACAGATTATTCAAGCGATCAATTCTCCGGGCATTTCACCAGATTTGAAACAGTATTACTTGGAAATGCTTCTTGCGACAAGAATATCAGCTATGACCTTGGCGCGTAACTTTAACCGTGATAATCCAGATGCATTGTTACCCGATGTGTCAAAGATTATCGAAGCCGCGATGCAACCGCAAGCAGGAGCAGGAAATGGAAATCAACAAAATCGAGGATCTGATTCCATACCGAGTGGCCCTTCAGGAGCTATGGCTCAAGGAGGAGTTCCAGCCGGTGATGGGATTATTGGCTAGTCTCAAAGAGGAGGCGCTTTCTTGGGCGAGGTATGATACAACTAAGGAAAGCGCCGATACTGTGAAAGCGATCTCAGCCAGAGTTAGTACACAGCTAAGAGTGACTGAGATACTCCTTGAGTTGCCACAAAGATTGAGAACTCTCGAAGAGCAACTGAGACACCAAGAAGCTCAAACATTGAAGATGAGACACTCACAAGAAGGAGGCGAAGTCTAATGGCATTGTTTTCATGGCAAAAGAAGGTTAGGGAAGATGGAGCTGAGGAGTTCGCTCTTCCTGATGAGTTGACCACCAAGATCGAAGCTGGCGCTAACGCGGCGGCTGATCTTACTCCCAAGGTGACGCAGATTCTGGCGTCACTTGAGGGAATTAACAAGTTCGTAGAAAAGCAAACAGAGAAGGAAACAGCGGCTACTCGTGCAGCAGCGGCGAAGACTACTACTGAGTCTCAGTCTGAACTTGAGGAACGTATCGAAACACTCATGCTCGAAGGTAAGACTAGAGAAGCCGTTGCTCTTGCTAGTCAGCCAGTCACAAATGAAGTATTGCTGCTTCGTGCGGATCGGATTAAGCGTGAAGTTTTCGAGGATGCTGAGAAGTATCCTTATTACTCTGGTGACATCAAGAAAGAAGTCGATGCGCTTCTTGAGAATCAGTCAGCGGCGTTCAGAAACAACGCGCAGAATGTTGAGAACTGTTATCACACGATCTTGGGCAAGCACACACCAGAACTTGTGGAAGGTAAGCTCAAGAATCGTTTCGCCGGTTCAGAAGGCGGTCGTGGTACAAGTTCAGGTTCTGCTGGTAACACTGCTGTAGCAGATGATAACAAGAATCGTCTTGCCACGTTAGAAGCAGATGAAAATGTCAAACGCGCTGCTAAGCATCTTGGGTTTACGCCGAAGGCTTATGCTGAAATCTTAGATAAGGAAGGAATCGGTTATGCCTGAGCTCAATCACAAAGATATAACAGCAGCATTAAGTGGTTCTACTGTCTCTGCGGCGGCGCTTGAAGAAGCTATCAAGCGTGTACTAGCCAAAGGAAAACAAGAGCGCATCGAAGCAGCGCAGCCAAAGGAGCCGAATTGGGCTACTATGACTGAGCAGGACGCGTACAAGTCTTCAACTTATATCCCTACAGTTGAGCACGAAGTGCCTGATTATATGAATATCAAGTTGAAAGATCCTGAGTACGAGGTTGTATGGGCCTCGAAGGATCAGAGAAGGATCGGACAGCTCATGGCGGAAGGGTACGAGTTTCTGATAGCAGAGCACGTACATCCTAATTTCAAACTTCCTCTGGTGTTCGATTCGGACAAGCACTATTGCTATGTGGATGTTGTTGCTTTACGTGTCCACAAGCGTATCCTCTACGGCAAACGTCGCGCAGGATTAGAACTTTCACAACGTCAACTTGGAAATAATCGTAGACCGCCGGCGGCGAGGGTTTCAGGTACTTTCGATCTTCAGGAAGTTCCTATGAATCCAGAAGTAGGCTCATTCTACGATCCAACAGCTTAACTTTAACCCCGCGGTGTAGCAGGCATCGCCCAAACAGCAAATGAGGAGAGCGTATGGCAGCGGCAAATCTTACTACACATCTGCCGATTCTACAAGTGCTGGAGAAGGCGGGTACTACGCCGTATACCAGCTCTCAACCCGAAGCAGCGGGACAAACCTTCTTGTCAGGATCTCCTGTGCAGTTGAATGGCACAGGATTCGTACAAGCTTGGGATGGTACGACAGTGACGGCTGGGATTCTTGGAGTATCGGAGTCCTTCGGTTCTAACCTTGGTAGTGCAGGTCTTGGTGCTCCTGTAGCACCGTTTGGTGGTGTGACAGGAAACATAGCAATTCAAACCTGGGGTAGTGTGGTTAATCAGCCTTCGGCTGTAAATATCGCACTTGGTACGCCGGTTACTGATGGACGTACTTTGTATATTGAGCCGAATCAGGATAATATCTTCCAGGCTCTGTATGACAACTCCACTGGCACTGTGACCGCCAACTGGACCACCACACAAGCAACTGTCGGCGCTATTCTTGGTCTGACCAAAGATGCTAACGGTTACTGGTATGTTGACGGTGGCAAGACTGGTGCTTCTGCTGTCGTACAGGTCGTTGGTCTTCCAATGGGACCGGGACTCAACTCTCTTGTCAACTTTGTTTTTCTAAACGCAGCGATTCAAGTAGCTTAATCGAAGGAGATTTCTATGCCTCAAGTTAGAGCAAAATTCGCACAACTGATGCAGCCGGGGCTGAAGAAGATTTACTTCGATTGCCTTGACAGTCAGTTGAAATCGTCAGACTACCCCAAGGTGTTTCACGAGGTAGATTCTGACTCTGAATACGAACAAGAGCTTGAGATGGCAGGCGTCTCTGTGCTGCTTGAAAAGCCTGAGAATGCCTCAACCTCTTATACAGAGATGAAGCAGGGTGCTTCTAAGAGAGTCGAGCCTCTGACATACTCCCTTGGTATCAGGACTTCCAAGGAACTGTATGACGATGACAAGTATGGCCTTGTCGGAAAAAAGGGTCCGACACTGCTGGCAAGATCTGCGGCATTCACTAAAGAGATGATTGCGTGGAATGTATTTAATCAAGGCTTCACATCCTCGGTTACTACATTCGACGGCAATCCTCTCTTCTACAACGCTCATGCTCTGCTTGGTGGTGCACAGGCTACAGCGATTGGTCCGGGATTAGCTGGCGTTGTTTCTGCGCCGGGAACTTATCCTAACCGACCTCCTGTAGATGTGGATTTCTCAGTAGCAGGTCTTCAACTTGCTACTAACCACGCTGCTCGCATGGTAGACAACATGGGCTTCCCGATTCGTCTTAAATGGGCAAGTCTTATTACTCCTCCTGAGCTTCGGTTCTTGGTTCGAGAGATTCTCGGTTCTCCGGGTAAGCCTTACACAGGGGATAATACGATCAATTCTCTGTTGCCTGAAGATTACAAGAATCTTGAAGTTCCTTGGCTTAACTCACCGTCTGCTTGGTTTTTGGTTGCAGAAAAAGCAGATCATGCCCTACAAGTGATCGATCGTGAAGCTCCTACAACGGATTTTGACGATGACTTCGACACTGATGCTATCAAGCAGAAGACGAGGATGCGCGTTGCTGCTTGGTGCCCACGGTGGCAGGGGGTATGGGGGACTCAAGGGCCGTAAAGTTTCACAACAGAACATTGTTGTGATAGTAGCTGGGGGGCGCGATCCTGCTCCCGCCCCCCGACTACTCTGAGGATTCAAAATGAGCTTCTTCGCACAGACCGGATTACGACACACGCATTTTACAGGTCCGTGGCATTACTGTGATCGGTGTGATAGTAAGACTAAGATCGCACTAATGAAATGGGAACGTGGAAAACTTCTTTGCTCGAAGTGTCAAGACTCTAATGGCATTCCGGGATTGCTTGGTGAGCGCGATATCAAGATAGCGCAGGTACTCACTGATGGAAAAGAAGAATTTGCACCTGTAGAAAAACTTCGTAATCCAGACTTTGCAGAAGAAGTAGAAGATTTCCTGATTTAAGAGCGCGAAGGCGCTGGAAAAGGAGATGTTATGAGTATTACTGAAGGAAGGTTTGAAGGAAACACGTCCTATCCAGACCTTCAGTTTTTCCTAGGATTTGACGATTTTATTGACACGTCAGCACATGTTCTGAACGCGACGCAGGGTGTTGGACTTGCTGGTCAGACGCTAGCAGCTTCACTTGCTGCTACACTGTTCTCGAACGTTGAACCTTGGCTACGTACTGGCGTGTATGCGTCTTCGTATGACCAGGAGCAGTTTGGTACTGCTGCGGGAGTTGCTGGACCCACAACCGTAGCAAATACCAGCGGTCCACTGGCCCTACCGCCAGGAATTCCGCCGATTCTTGCTGCTAACTTGGCGACGCTTGGAAATATTCAACGTGGGCCGGTTCCAAAGGGTATGCAGATTGATAGTATAGATGTCATCTATACTGTTACTGGCGCGGCTCTTACAACTGCCACTGTCGGACTGACAAAGACAGTGTTTGTAAATAACACTGCACCGGCAGTTACAAACTTGATTGCCCTTGGTGCTAACGGACTTCCAACCGCAGTACAGGCACAGCCTTATGTAACAAACATTCCGGTCACAACTCCTGCGATGATTACATCAGCAGATGCGGAGATCTTGCTTAACCTTAACCTGACTACTCAAGCTGGCGGCTCTGCTATCCTCTACGGTGTTGTGTTCCACTGTCACTATAACTTCAACTAAGAAAGGAGTACCGAGATGGCGAATGATTTCTCAGGACGTATCTGGAAGATCACAACTGGCGGAACTACTCCTTTCGGCGCAGCGAATGTGAAAGTCAAAGGCGGTTCGTGGACTGGTATGACGGCTGCCGGACAGACGTTCATCATTACAGACGTAGCGGGTAGAGTTTATACCTTCACCTCGTCTGGAGTAGACACGCAAGTCACATTCTACGAGATGGGCTGGCTCTCTGGACCGCTTACATTCAGCGGCACCTTCACTGGAGAAGTTGACTTGTTCTTGGCAACCAAGTAGGAGTAGGCAATGGGCGTTATCAAAACAACAGAACTATCGAATGGTAATATCGGTCTTGAGATTACCTACGGTGGAAAAGAAGCTCCCTTCGGCGGCGTGGATACGTCTGCGCCGCCAGCTTATATTGACCCAAGATGTTTTACAAATTGCGATGGGTTTATTGTTGTAGATAATCAGTTAGTTGCAGCATCGTTAAATCCGGTGGCTATTCCTACTCTTTGGGGTGGGGCTGTTCATCATGGTTTTCCTGCTGTAGTTACACTGATTGGCTTTGGAAATTTCTATACTCCAAAGTATGGGACTTTGAACTATGCTCTTGGATACACAGCTTCTAGCGTGAGTGGTACGCCTACAGGAGTAGATTATACTTTCTACATGACTGCGTGGGTTCCTGGGAATCCGGCGACGTATTGGAATGATACATTGGATTATACTCTGTTCAACAGTCCTACTCCTGCAACACCGGCCTCGATAACGATGAATTTGGATACTACAAGTTCTGCTACTCCTGGAACTGGTGCGACAGTAAACATCACAGCGGTCTCTTCTCTTGGAACAGGTGTCCCTGAACCTCCTGGAGCTGCATCTCAATTTTATCTTGGTGGCATTATTGAGACTGTTACAATTACCGGAGGTACGGGTTATGCTGTAGGAGATACGTACTGGCTTGTCCAAGGCTCTAATATAACAGCTCAAATCACGATTACTGCTGTAGATGGCCTAGGAGCTATTACAGGTTTTACAATTGTGCCGGATTCTTATTCTGTTACTTATAATAATAGTTCAAATGCTACAGTTACAGCAAATACTGCTGGTTGGGGCTATTCTACTGGGGCAGCTACGCTGACTTATTCTGTAGAGAGTACTGTAGTACTTCAGCTTGCCGGTCCTGGTGGAACGGCTACTTACACTGTTTTAAGTAATGGTATTGCGCCAGTTACACCGACATTGCCGGGTTCTGGTGCAGGATTGTATATTGAATCTATAAATAAGAGTGGCACTATTATACATTATGCTGACGGAGGTATTGGCTCAGGCTATGGTTCCATTGAATCAATAGGTGTTTTCAATAGCACATCAAGCTCTTTTCCAATCGTGGGCGGAATTAATTACTCTGTTGGAGATGTTTATTATGTAGACGAAGTTCTTGGTTGGGGTATTACTGGTTCCAATCCTGCTGAAATTCCTTTCACAGTCGTAGTTCAAGGAACGGCAAAGGTTTTAGTCACAGCAGTTGGTGCCGGTGGTTCTATTACAGAACTTCAGTTGATTGATTCTGGAACGCAAACAGACGGTTATGGTATCAACATACCTAATACCAGCAGTCCCACTATGTCTGGTATTTGTGTATTGAACAGACCTGTTCCTGTCTCAACTGTTACTTCAAGTCCTGAGACTATTCTTGATCAGATGGCGGCAGATATAAACGGTCTGGATATTTATCCTGCTGATCCGAATGTGACTGCGACAGTCAATATTAGTGCAAGTTCTTTGACTCTTACTGCTATCGTAGCAGGAACGATAGGAAATAGTATTACTGTACAAGATTTCTCCACTATTACTGGACCTGATCTTTATTATTATTATTTTCCAGTAAGAACTGCAACACCTCTGACTGGTGGCAATGATGGAACAGGTAGTGGCACGGTGCTCCCTACCGTACTTCCAAATAAGGCATCCATTGCTTCTGTAAGTGGAACACTTTATATTGGTAACATCGGACCTGCAATTATCAAGTACGGCGGTCCTGGACTTTTTGCCACTTCGACAACTCTACAAGGTGTTCGAGTACTAAGGAAGTTTGCTGGCTCCCTTATTGGTCTTGGTCTTATCCCAGCACCGGAAACAGTTGTAGCTTCTACGGATATGATCTTTGCGTGGAGTGCTACAAATGATCTAGATACCTGGGCACCACTTGGACTTGACGGGAATGTTACAGGAGCTGGATTTGCTCAACTTGCAGATATTGGAGATTACCTTACCGGGCTTATTGTGACCAATGCTACAGCTTTTATCATTCGGTCACAAGGGATAAGTTACGCAACTGCTACAGGAAATGCGACTTCTCCATTTAATTTCAATCACATTGGACTCGGTGATGAGGGAGAAGGAGCGCAAGTTACAGCATTACTCGCTCAGTATGACCAGTCGGGTTTGTATGTAGGTAACTCAGACGTTTATCAAGTCGCAAATGGGATTACAGCCGTGGGTACTAAAATCAATAAGGCGCTTTTCAATGCCTTAAACGAGAATCCTTTTAAACTTTTCGGTAACGCTGCTTGCGCTGTGATGACAGCTTCTGAGACTGTACTCTTCTTGCTTGCTATTGGTAACGTAATCTATATCTACAATCCATCAAACGCTACTTGGCAAACAGTGACATTATCTGTCTCAGCGGTTGATTTTTACTCCTTTGCTCTTGGAGTATTTGCCTCCTCGAATACTACGGCAAGCTCTAACTTGTTCAATCAGTGTTCACCGGTTGTGGCGATAGAACTATTTCCTAAGGTATATCAATTTTATGAACTGTCTGAAGGAGTGCCAAATGCGTTATCTCTTTCTCTACCTCCAAGCGTGACTTTTCCATCTGAGGAGATTGCCTTTGGACGTGATATAACTGTGGATGGGATATACTCCGCAATAAGTGCGCAGGTTTCAGAAAATGTTACTGTAAGTTATAGTCTTAATGGCGAGGTATTTAGCATCCAATTACTGACTCCGACTGAGTTTAATTCTTTGGACGTTTTGCCGATAGAGACACAGGTATTTCCCTATTCAACCACACTCTCTGGAGCTGTTACAGAGCATTCTCCACAGCTCCGGATTTCCATTGCGGCGCTAGGAGATACGGGTACGGCGTTAGTTCGACTCATAAAACAAGCTGTTTTTGGTTCCTTTGATTCAAAACAGAGGCCAGTTTAGTGAAACCTTACGATCCAAACACATTTGCTCACACACTTCCTGCCACTCATCGGCAGTGGACGCAAAATGTGCAGCAGACATTGACTGGCAATATAGACATGGGTACGGCTAAAGGAAATGCGCCTAGTACCGCAGGAGTGAATGCTGGTGTATACACACAGTTTGACAAAGGAAACGGTTCTGGTGTACTGATCAGGATTGCAGCTAGTGGCTCGACTGGTACAGGAGCGGCATATAACTGGCCTTCAAGTGGGAGTCTTGTTATTAATCATGGCTTACTAAGACAGCCGATAGGATTTCATGTCGTAGATCAGGATAAGAATGCCCCAGTCTCAAGAACAGCGCCGCCAGACAATAATCAGATCACACTCATAACAACCGATCCTACTGCGTCACACACGATTTATGTGTTCTAAGGAGTCTATATGAGTTTTGCTGCTAGTGATTGTGCCGTGGGAATTACCGGACTTCTGATGAATCGAGTCATTACTAATACTGTAATGATGGAAGCTATCAGAAAGGCGGTGCTGGAGCTGACAACGGATTATAAACATCCTCTGTTGGAAGATACTGGTCCGATCGTGAGCTTGGTAGCGTATCAGAATAACTATGAACCAAGTTTCTTTCTTCAAACTGTGGAAGCACCATTGGATGTAAGTAAGATCAATTCATTTTTTATCTTCAATAACCCTTACTCAGTGCCCTCACTCTCGAGTCTTGCGACTAATGCTGGCTATGATTTGAAGTTTCGTAGTCCTGATTCGATTGAAGTTTTGTTGAACATTCCTGGGTTGCCGATGTATTGGACTAGGAATAACAATCTAATTTATCTAGCTTCGACGCCTGACAACACGTACAATTGTTATATGCGTTATCAAACACAGCATCCACTTACACAAACTGTGATTGCGCCTACTGATACTGTTGCCGCCGCAGCGTTTGCAGCACAACAGATCATGATGGCTGATGAGTGGCAAGAGATCTTAGAATATGCCACAGCAATCAGAATAGCGCCGACAGTGAATTTAGCCGACAAGAAAACAGAACTTCATACATCTCTGTATGGCGACCAGAAGTTTCAAACAAGTGCAGGTATTGAGGGAGCGCCGGGGCTTATCTTTCAACGTACCTCACAGCGTAATCGAGATCAAGGAACAACTACAAGGCGGATGCGCCTGAGAATGGGGAGTGTGTAAAATGTTTTTACTGCATCGGAAATATGAGAACACTGCCTCACATCAAGGTATCAACTGGGGTGTGGATGAATACACGAAGTTCTTACTTATCATACGGATTTGGCGTATGAAGTTTTACTTTCGTATGCGTCGTAAGAAAATGTTTGAAGAGTTTAGCGAGAAATGTCCTCGGTTTATTTATGAGTACAGCTTTGAGGATGTTTACAAAAACGGCTTTTGTAGACTTGATCGTAAGTTGAATTTCTGGGAAAACTTTGACTCTGACGTTTTTAGAGTAGGAAAC